TGCTGACTGGAGACGGACCCACGGGTATCTAGTGAAGGGTATTGACCATCCTAATGACATTGCAGACTTTGAACCAGATGATTACCAACTGGTTATTCATCTTGCTGCATGGGCTGATATACGTGAGAGTATGGAGAAACCAGAAGCATATTATGAGAATAATGTAGCAAAGGCAAAACCCATATTTGACTGGTGTGGTCAGACCAAGACTCGTCTTTTATATGCTTCATCTAGTGCTGTAGGGGACTCCTATTGGGAGAATCCTTATGCTATGACCAAATGGATTAACGAACAAATGGCACCTCCTAACAGCGTAGGGATGCGTTTCACGACGGTTTATGGACCTGAGAGTAGGGACAATATGATGTATGGAATGTTGAAAGATGGGACTGCACCTTATGTAACAAACCATAGAAGAGACTGGATTCACGTTAAAGATGTGTGTAGAGCAATAAGATATCTTGCTGCTAAGACAGAAATAAATGGCCCTGTACCTGTTGGATATGGTTCATCTATTCCAGTAAAGAGACTAGCAGAAGCAATGGGACATCCTAATCTTCCATTAAAGACAGATACTCCTGGAGAGGCAGAAGATAATGTAGCAGATATTTCTATTATGTTAAGTACTGGATGGACTCCTAGAATAGGTATTTTAGATACAGTAGATGCCGACGTTTAGAGATTCTTTTAATATAAGATTTTTCTATATTCACATACCTCGTACTGCAGGAAGATTTTTTGGTGAAATGATTACATCTAATGGATTTGATCAGGAGGATGAAGATGATATTGTTACTTCTCATTATCACAGGGAATTGTATGAGAAGCATTTGAATGTAAAGGATATTCCCCATATTACTGTTATTAGAAATCCAGTGGATAGATTTTTTGGATCTTCATTTTTATTAAAAAGAAAATATGGAGAAAATATTAATTATATTTTAGAGGATATTGATGATTGTTTTATGATCCTTGATAATTTTTGGGTTGGTAATTCTTTAGATGGAGTTCTTTCTACAGAACCAGTTAAAAATAAGACTAGATACTTCAAACCACAATTAGATTATATTTCTTCCCATACTAATATTTGGAAGTATGAAGATGGTTTTGGTAAGAATTTTGGTGATTGGATGAGTGATATATTAAATATGGATTTTAAAATAAATGAAGTGTCATATCCAAAATTAAAAACGAATGAGAATGATAAGGTTATTAGGAATGATAGAATAGTGGATAATGTTATGATATATTATCGGAAGGATATGGAGAAGTTTTATGCCGACATATAGACACAAGGATACTGGGAAGAGATTTCTTTTTGTTCATATCCCTAGAACTGCTGGTAGGTTCTTTGAGAATAATCTAGAACAGAATGGATTTGAATCAGAGCAAGAAGAGATTTGGGACAGTGTTGAGGGAATAGAACTTGCTCATTTTCATAAAGAATTATATGAGAAGCATTTAGATGTTAAGGGTATTCCTCATATAGGGATTATAAGAAATCCCATTGACAGATTCTTTTCTTGTTCTATTTTTCTAAAGAGATTGTATGGTGATGATATACAAGAACCAATGGAGGATCCTATGATGTTCCATTCCATGCTTGAGCATTTTCCTTTCCCAGAAGCAGTCAATTGGTTTAGGCCACAAGCAGATTTTCTTACAGACCAGACTCATATCTGGAGGTTTGAAGATGGGTTTAAAGAGGACTTTGGAAATTGGATCAGTGAGAAATTAGAAATGGATTTTATTGTAAGGGAATTGACCTCTGTTTATACTCACAATCATTTGGGGCAGAAATTGTTACTGGAATATTACAATAAAGACCACGAGTCCAAAAAACTTGACAGGAGTGCTAAACTGGTAAATAATATTACGGCCCTTTATAGGAAGGACATTGAGCTCTATTACCCCGAATTGGAAGCATCACAGCAAGAAGGATCCTAAACGGACCTTAAGACCGCAAGCACTGCGATCTGCGAAAGCAAGAGTAAAGCACTTTAAGAAGTGCCACAAAGATCGTCTAAAGGGCGATTTTTTATTATGTTTGATTTGAATCCTAACTTAAAAATTAAAGAAGAAGTTTTACATGGATCAGTTATCTATTATATTGATGATTTTTATTTGTATCCAGAGGAAGTTGATGAATATTTGTTTGGTGGAGAAACCCCATTACATAAAATAGAAGAGAAACCCTCATACAATACTATTCATTTTGAAGATAGAAGACTTATAAAGAGGGATAGGAGACTTGATAATGTTGTTGATTTTCTAAGTGCAATATGTTCTCAAGCACCAGATGGTTATGAGGTAGTTACGAATATGCAGAGATTTTTTGATCATGAGTTTAATGATTATAAGAATTGTATCTGGTGGCCACATCAAGATTTTGGGTATAATGGTATAGTTTATTTTAATAAGGATGATAATGAATGTGGTACTAATTTGTATTCTGAAGATACTACTGATGAATTACCTAATGCTCCAGAACATTATCAACCGTGGAGACCCAGTGAAAAGTATGAGATTTTGAAGGTTCTAGAACCAAAGTATAATAGGTTGGTCTTTTTTGATGGATTTAAGTTCCCTCACGGTGCTAACATCTTCAACAACCGTTATTTTGGTGAGGAGTATAGGAAGAATCAGGTTTTCTTTTTTCTACATTAAGAAATGTTACAGTATCTTTTGATCTGGCATGTTCTGTTTTATTATAGGTATATCAAACGGAAACACAGATGGCAGTACAGCAAGAAATCAAGTCCCAACTAGCGAAGTTGCTTGCTACTGAAGATCTAGTAGTAGAGCACAAGCAAGTAGAGACAGCACAATTCAATGTTCAGACCCGTGTTCTTACCTTGCCAATATGGGACAAGGCTAGTAATGATGTATATGATATGTTGGTTGGTCACGAGGTAGGACACGCACTATTCACACCTGATGAGGACTGGACAGAGAAAGTAAAGATTCCTCAACAGTTTGTGAATGTATGTGAGGATGTAAGAATTGAGAAGTTGATGAAGCGTAAGTATATGGGTATTGCCAAGACTTTCTATAGAGGATATAATGAACTTAATGATAAGGATTTCTTTCAGATAGAAGATGAAGATATTACTAAGTTTAATCTTGCTGATAGGATTAATTTATTCTATAAGGTGGGTTCGTTCGTTGATCTGGTTTTTTCAGATACTGAAAAGAAGATTGTCGATCTAGTTGGTTCTGCAGAAACCTTTGATCAGATGTTAGATGCTGCAGTAACTCTATATGATTATTGTAAGCAGCAACAGGAACAGCAGCAGAAGGTGGCTAATATAGATGCTCATAATCAGGAGAAGCAAGACATTAAGATGGACTTCCCACAACCAACTGAAGAGGATGGTGAGAAGGAAGAGTCTGAAGGTAAGTCACCACAGTCTCCGCAAATGGAAGCAAGTGGAGATGAAGGAGGAGATCTATCAGACCAATCAGAACCAGAATATGAACCTGATGTTCAGACAGCAGATTCACTTCAAGACAATCTTCAAAGTTTGGTAAATAAGGATGGTGTTGATAGTGTGTATGTTGAGGTTCCTAAACTAAACCTTGATAATGTAATTATTGATAATGCAGAGATTCATGCACATGTTGATCTTCATTTTATAGAACAGCAAGAAAAAGCAAATGAAATTTTATATAGAGAAGGAATAAGTAAAAATCTTTATGAGGAATCAGATGGAGAGTATGTTAAGTTCAAAAGAGATGCCCAGAAAGAAGTTAGTTACTTGGTTAAAGAATTTGAATGTAGGAAGGCAGCTGATAATTATGCTCGTAGTACTACAAGTCGCACTGGGGTGCTCAATACAGCAAAGCTTCATACGTATAGATTCAATGAAGACCTTTTTAAGAAGATCAATGTTATTCCTGATGGGAAGAACCACGGATTAGTATTCATACTTGACTGGTCTGGTTCTATGGCATCAGTAATGATGGATACAGTCAAGCAACTTTATAATCTTGTATGGTTCTGTAGAAAGGTTAATATTCC